CATAAGAATGAATGTCACAAAGATGCTAATGATGGTGAAGGTTTAAGAGTATTTAAATATTCGAAAGGCTTGATGTACTTAACGAAGGTAGTAAAAGAACCTAATGTTCAGGAGATAACTAGAAAATGAATGGTAAGAAAGCAAAACAAATAAGACAACATGCTAAACTTATGTTACTTGATTGGTTAAAAAGTATGGTTACTCCTGAAGAAGCTAAGTCTATAAATGAAAAGAACTTTAAAGATTACTTACCTAAAGAAGGACATGTGTTTGCAAATAGAAAGTTTTTATTGTCAGCATATAGTTTTAAATGGTTTGCAAAGAAGATTAAACAGATAAATAAAAAGGAGAACAAGGATGTCGAATCAATTAGATTTGAAGAACTACTCAGAGATGGAAGAGAATGATCTAATGAAGGAAGATTTAGCTACAATAATAATTGTATTGGGTAGCTTTCTGTATGCAGGAGGATCATTAGAAGAGGTTGATCACTTTGTTTTAGATAGGATGGCAGAACTTATAGACAATCGTTTAGATGGTATACCTGAAGATGTGAGTATACATTAATGAGAGGATATAGAAAGCCTAGAAAGGCTAGACCTGTAGAAAAGGGTGTGCCTAAAGGATATGATTCTAATTGGGAATATAAACTACACGTAGAGCCTTTACAAGAGTGGTCGCATCATGGAGATAAAATTAAATATACAGTTGATCATACCTACGAGCCTGACTTTCGCAGAACAATAGATGGAGTTGAGTATTTACTTGAGGCTAAAGGAAGGTTTTGGGATCATGCAGAGTACAGTAAATATATTTGGATAAGAAAAAGTTTAAATAAAGATCAAGAACTTATCTTTATATTTTCACAACCACAAGCAGCTATGCCTGCAGCAAAGAAAAGAAAAGATGGTACTAAACGAAGTCATGCCGAGTGGGCTGAAGCTAATGACTTTACGTGGTACTCAGAATATAATTTACCTAAAGAATGGATAACAGAATATGGAATATAAATTTGATGAGAACATAAACTTAAATGGTGTTAAACAATATATTGATAGCACCTATACACAACACTATGCTCACTCTAAGTATCAAGCAACCGATATGATTATTGATGCAGGACATGGTGAAGGTTTCTGTATAGGTAACATCATGAAGTATGCTATGAGGTATGGTAAAAAGAATGGTAAGTCTGATGCAGACCTACTTAAAATTATACACTACGCATTGATTGCATTACATTTGAATGACAAGGAGAAAGACTAATGGTCGAAGACAAGATAGGCAAGAAGCCTTACTTAGGAATAGTTATAGACTATGACAAGGAAAAGAAACTAGACAAGTTTAGTTTAGATACATTAAAGGATAGATATTTTTGGGAGGAAGAAACACATGCACAAGAAGCATTCGCAAGAGCATCAGTCTTTGGTGCAACGTATAAAGGAGAAACTGATTTTGATCTTGCACAGAGACTTTATGAGTACAGTTCCGATCTATGGTTTATGTTTAGTACTCCTATACTTTCTAACGGGGGAACAACTCGTGGCTTACCTATTAGCTGCTTTCTCAACTACGTACCTGATAGTAGGCGTGGGTTATCTGATCACTATGATGAGAACATTTGGCTCGCAAGTTCAGGTGGAGGCATCGGTGGATATTGGGGAGATGTTAGGAGCAATGGTATTGGTACTTCTAACCATAGTCGTTCTACTGGTTCAATCCCATTCATGCATGTCGTAGATTCTCAGATGCTTGCCTTTAATCAGGGTGTAACTAGACGAGGTTCATACGCTGCTTACATGGATATATCACATCCGGAAGTCGAAGAGTTTATTAACATGCGTAAAGAATCAGGCGGTGATATAAATAGGAAGTGTTTAAATATACATAATGGAATTAATATTACTAATGAATTTTTAGATGCAGTTAAAGGTGATGAAGACTGGAGGTTAATTGATCCGAAGAGCGGTGAAGCTGTTAAGATTATAAGTGCTAGAGACTTGTGGTGGCAGATGTTAAATGCTAGGGCAGAGACAGGTGAACCTTACATGGTCAACATAGACACCTGTAATGAACACTTACCTAAAGAACAGAAAGCTTTAGGTCTAAAAGTAAATCAAAGCAACCTGTGTTCTGAAATAGTTCTAGCTACTAATGAAGAGAGAACCGCAGTATGTTGTTTATCTTCGGTCAACTTAGAACACTTTGATAAGTGGAAGAAGAATGACCAGTTTATTGATGATCTAATTACAATGCTTGACAATGTATTAGAACATTTTATTGAAGCCATTATAGACACGAGTAAACTTGGTGGCTATAGTGCAAATTTTGAGAGGTTTAAAAAATATGTTAGAGAAGAAAAAGAAGGACTACTTAAAGCTGCTTATTCAGCGTATAGAGAAAGGTCGGTGGGTCTTGGAGCGATGGGCTTTCATGCTTTACTCCAAAGTCAAGGACTACCTTTCAATGGTTTACGATCTACAAGCATCAATAATGTTGCGTTCGCCCATATCAAAGAGCGATCTGTGGAGGCTACTAAAAGACTTGCCAAAGAACGTGGTGAAGCTCCTGATATACATGGTAGCAGTAAGCGTAACGCTCATCTTATGGCTATTGCTCCTAATGCCAGTAGTAGCATTATATGTGGTGGCACTTCCCCTAGCATTGAACCATATCGTGCTAACGTATTTACGCACAAAACTTTATCGGGTTCTTACCAAGTTCGGAATCAATACTTGGAACGACTTCTAAAGAAGAAAGGATTAAGTGTAGAAGAAAGAGAAAAGCTTTGGAAAGATATGACTATTGCTAATGGTTCAGCACAAGGAATAGAAGTCTTATCAGATGAGGAGAAAGAAGTATTTAAAACAGCTACTGAGATTAATCAAATCTATTTAGTTGAACATGCTCACATGCGACAAGCTTATGTATGTCAAAGTCAAAGTGTAAATTTATTTTTCACTATGCCTAAAGCTACTGAGTCTCAAGCAGTTCATGATGAGTACTTGCAGTATGTTAATGATGTTCATTGGTATGCTATGAATAAATTAAAATCATTATATTATTTTAGATCAGATGCTGCTCGTAATGCTGAGAACGTGAATGTTAAAGTACAAAGAGTTAAGCTTGAAGATGTAGAATGTTTAAGTTGTGAAGGATAAGATATGATAGAAGATAAATTTGATACAATGTATGAGGGAAGATTTGATGCACTTAAAAAGAAGTATGAAGCTGAAGTAGCTATTGCTAAGACAGAACTCGATACATATTTTCAATTAAGTGTAGGAGTTGCAGAGCATCCACATATTATTGAATCAATGGATGTATTACTAGACAAGATGGCAACTGCTCAAGAGAAGTTAGACTTACTTCTTAAGGAGTTTTAATGTCAGATACCTTTTATAGTTTTTGTAGTCGGCAATGGTTAGACTACTGTGATGAGACTTCTTCTTTTGGTTCAACGACCTTAAGCAAAGAAGAATATATAAAACAATATAACAGTTCCTTACTCAAAAAGTATGCGGAACACGTGGAGAAAAGAAATGAGCCTATTAAGTAACAGAGAATATTATAAACCCTTTGATCATCCTTGGATGTTTGAAAAATATGTGGAGCAGAATCAAATGCATTGGTTGCCTGAGTCTGTACCCTTACATACAGATGTCAAGGATTGGCAAGAACTAACCGAAGAAGAAAAGAATTTACTTACACAAATCTTTAGATTGTTTACGCAGTCTGATGTTGATGTTGGTTCAGGATATATAGATAAGTACATGCGTATCTTTAGAAAGCCTGAAGCACGAATGATGATGTGTTCTTTTGCAAACATGGAATCAATACATCAGCATGCTTACAGTTTACTTTTAGATACTGTTGGTATGCCGGACATAGAATACAAAGCCTTCTCAGAGTATGAAGAGATGGCAAACAAGCATGATTATATTAAAGACTTTAAACCTACTAGAAGAGATAAGCGGGCTATCGCAAGAACACTTGCAGTCTATTCAGGATTTACAGAAGGCTTACAACTCTTTAGTAGCTTTGCAATCCTGTTAAACTTTCCTAGATTTGGAAAGATGAAAGGCATGGGGCAGATAGTTACATACTCTATACGTGATGAATCATTACACGTTGAGGCTATGACTAAATTGTTTCGTGAATTTATACAGGAGAACCTAGACATATGGACAGACGAGTTCAAGAAAGAACTGTATGAAATATGTAGAGAGATGGTAGAGTTGGAAGATAAGTTTCTTGACTTAGTGTTTGAACTAGGTGACATGAAAGGACTTACAAAGAAAGATATGTATGCTTATAACAGATACATTGCAGACAGGAGACTATTACAACTTGGATTAAAAACTAACTTTGATCAGAGAGAGAACCCCTTACCTTGGCTTGATGAAGTACTAGGTGTTGAACATCAGAACTTCTTTGAAGGTAGAGCAACAGCTTATATGAAGGCAGGACTAAGAGGTAAGCAAGACAAAGTAACATTTACGGAGATATAAAATGAAAGCAACGGAAGCGAACATATTATCCTTCCATATACTTTTCGATAGTAAAGGTCGTTTAGTTACAGAAACTAGTGGTCTACCTTTAAAAGAAGCTAACAAAGTTTTTAAAGGTTACGATTTAAAAATAATAGAAACTGTAATTAGAGAGGCACGACAAAAAATATTAAACATCCACAATGAACTGGAGTCAGAACTGGATGCCCTTAATGCTAAGATTGAAATTAATTAGATAAAGGATTTTTGTTCTCGGACTTAAGAGTATCTACTTCGTTTTGTAGGTACTCTATTTCTTTTTGTAAAGCCACAACATCTTTACCCATACCATTAGAAGTTTCTGATATGACTTTTAAAGATGGGCTTATGCCTTCGTCAATACTCTTGTTAATATATTCAACAGAAGTTTCTATAGCTACAAATCTTTCTTCAATAATCTTCTGAGCATCTTCGGTATCATCTATCCCACCTATTGCAGCTTCAAGATTCTCTAACCTATTGACATACTCTGCACCTGTGTATCCAAAACCGGCAAGCGTACCTACAATCCCTACTAAGGCTATTAGCTGTGTAGTTTTATTTTCAAACCATTCCATATTTTTCTCCGTTATAAGTTAGGTTGCATGTTTATCATATCACCTAATGTTTCTAGACTAGCACCTGCTAATCCATAAAAAGCCTGTGTGTTATCATCTAAGATTGCACCTGCATAAATTGCTCTAGGCTCGTACCATGTATCTTGTTGTGGTATCTGTGCATCTTTGTAGCTATCAAAGCCTGCAACGTATCCTAAGTAAGCTACAAGAGTTGTACTATCAGCGTACTCTCCTGTCTCTCCTTGTTCTTGCTCGGCTTCTTCCTGTTGTTCTTTAATGTTGTTTGCTACAATTTGGTCGGCTACTTGGTC